GCCATCCACCAGGGAGCCGCCGCCCCACCGCCCGGCTGCGCGTAGCGGATGCCGCGCGCGCCCGGCGTCAGGATGCGCGTCGAGGGGCGTTGGATCGTGATGGTCATGGCCTTACCTCAGATACAGCACAATCTTGCCGCCCTTGCTGTTGCCGGCGCCAGTCACAGCCAGCGTCAAGAGACCATTCACCGGCGGCGGCACGCCAATCGTCCCCGCCGCGCCGTTGACGATCATCGGTGCGTAAAACACCGCTGTCGTGTCGCTCAGGTTGGTCCCCAGCGCGCAAAGCACGTCTAGGCCATATGGGTCTTTGAGCGTCACGTCATAGTTGTTCGACGGGGCAGTGGGCGCGCTGTCCGGAACAAATTGCACGCCACACAGCACGCCGTTGAGCGCCTTGGTGACGCCATCCGCCGCGCCAGTGTCCGCCGAGCTCGTCCAGTCCAGCTCTACTACGCGCACGCTGGTATGCTCCTGATAGGTCACTGAAACGCTTCCAGCCATATCGCCTCCAAGCCGGGGGCTGGTCGCCCAGCCCCCTTAGGTCTGTCCGTTGTTACGCCGCAGCCACCACCACGCTATTCGGCGAGAGGGGCTTGTAGCGCAGGTACCACTTGATGTTGCCCGTCTGCGCCGCCGAGGTGTGCGCCTTGATGGTGCCGATGGGCAGCAGGAACCAGCAGTCCGCCACCGTCACCGGGTCCACGATCACCGCGCCCGCCGTGACCGGGGTGAGGACACCCGAGGCGCCCACGAACCGGTAGGACGTGCCCGCAGCGTCCGAGTCAATCGCCACGTTGGTCGAGAGTGCCGTGTCGCTGGCTGGCTCGGTCGTGGTGATGTCGATGTGGCAGTTGGCCGCGCCGCCCAGGATGGTGGTCACGACGCCAGTCAGCATCCCATAGACCGGGCCACCAGTGATAGTAAACAGGTCGTCCTGGCCGTTGAGTACCGCGCCGTCAGATTTCTCGACGCACCGCTCCATCGCGTTGGCCAGGGCCTCCAGCGAGTCGGTGGAGGCGTCATAGTCGGAGGTGTCGGCGGTCGCTGTCAGGATACGGCTCAGGATGGAGCCGTCCGTGACCTCGGTGGTCATGTCCGCGCCCGCAGTCGCCGTCTTGGCGAGATGGTCGAGGTTCTCGCCTTCCAGCGCGTCCTCCGCCTCGCCCTCGAAGGCCGCCAGCGCGTCGGCAGCGAAAGCCGCCGCCTCGATGGCCGCGGCATTAATCTTGGCAGCCGTGATGCCGTCGTCGGCCAGCGTGGCCGTGGAGCTCGTCACGGTGTCGCCGTCCGTGGCCGATCCGGCGTAACGGTTCACGCCAAAGCAATCGCCCACCACCGCGCCCACGTCGTCGAGCACGCTTACCACCTGGTCGGAGCCGTCGAACACGTTCCCCTCGACGATGGGGTTGGTGATGGCCAGCGCGCCAAAGTCGAGCACGCCGTCGTCAAAGCCATCGGTGCCGTCCGAGGCGATGATGACGTTGCGCCGCACGATGGGCCGGTCAATGACGCCCTCGAAGGTGATCCAGGTGTCGGGGCCGTTGGCGGTCACTTTGGCCGTGCAGTCCTCGATGGTGGGCCGCTCGCCCGCCGCGGTGATGGTGAACCCGTCCCGGTCGTTGGCGCCCATGTCCATGTGGACCCGGCGCACGGTGCAGGAATCGGCGGCGATGTTGATGTTCGCCGTGGCGGTCGCCACCGTCGCCTCGTTGAAGTAGAGGTTCTCGATCACCACGTCATCGGCGGTGACGGTGATGCCGTCGATGCCATTGGCGCCCACGGTCAACTGCGGGCGCGCCTCGCCCTCGCCCAGACCAACGATCTTGACGCCGGCCACGTCGCAGGTGATGGCCGCGGTCAGGGTCTCGGCGTGGCCGGGAGCGACATAGATCACGTCGCCGTTAGAGGCGGTGCACTGCCCGATGGCATAGTCGATGGTGGCGAAGGGCCGGTCAGGCGAGCCGCCCGCGCCCACGGAATCCACCTTGTTGTCGTGGCCGGAATCCACGAACCAGATATTGCCGGGATGCTCAGGCGCGTCGGCGATCACGTACACGCCGCCGGGCTGGGCGTTGCTGAAAAGGGCCGTCTTGTTGCTCACTGTCCTATCTCCTTTTGGTTATGCCCGTCCTGGATTGGGGCCTCGCGCCCGTTCCATTGTCAGGCGGGGGCGGGGAATCTCACCCCGCCCCGTTCTGGTTCATGTAGGGGCAGCCCCCTGTGGCTGCCTAGTCAGTGATGGCCGTCAGCGGCGTGGAGCCGGCGTACCGCGGCTCGCTCAGGATGTAGTCAACCGAGTAGAAATCGCTGTTGACTCCCGGCGAGGCGATAGCGACGGTCACGCAGTCAAAGCCGTCGTCCACGTCCAGCTCGTCCGCGTCCAGCTCGATCACGTAGAACGAGTTGGCCGCGGCCAGGTTGAAGGTGTCGCTGGTGACGGCGGCCTTGGTCAGGTAGCCCGAGGCCACCGTGCCCGTCCAGACGTAATCCAGGTTCAGGTTCTGCGCGTCAGAGAGCGAGTTGGTCACGTCGGTGGATTCCACCATCGTCACCGCGGCGGTGCCGCCCGCCCACGCGCCGGTCTTGATCACGACAGTGAGATGGCGATAGTTTTTCATAGACACACGCTTGGCGGTCATGGCCGTCCCGCTCATGTCCGCCGGGGCGCTGGCCCCGATCAGCTTGTTTTGCTCAACGAACAACATGGTTGTCTCCTTTGCTCAGGCTAGGGGGAGCGCCCGCGGGCGCTCCCCGTCATTGGTTAGGCGCGGGCCGCGAGGGTCAGAAAGACCGACTGCGTAGACCCGCCGTTTTTCGGCGTGAGGGCGCTGTGCCACTTGGGTTGGCCGTCAATCCGGTACGTCCACTTGAAGACCTGCTCGTCCTCCAAGAACTTGACATGGAGCGAGCTGGCGCTCTTCAGGCCGCCTTTGTCGATGATGGCGTACTCGTTCCAGGCGCCCAGGATGATGTCGCCCGCATCGCCCAACTTGTCGCAGTACTCGACGGGGATCACCGGGCGGCCCATCAGGGTCGCGTAGGGGTTGCCCGCTGCGCCCGAGGGCGGCAGATAAACGGGCACGCCGCCGGTGCCAACCGGCATGGTCATCTGGTAGAGCTGCGGCTCCACGTCCTGGCTGATCAGCCAAACGGCCTGAGAGCGCGCGCGACCCCACATGCGCGACCACATCTTCAGGATGTTGGCGAACACGATGGTGTCGGCGGCCTGGTTGGTCTCCTTGCTCACCTCGATCTTGCACGGCGCCACCAGCACGCCCTGCGGCTGGCCCGCGCCCGTCCCGTTGACCAGGCTGTCCTCAATGGCAAAGCTCATCTCGTTCGGGAAGGCCTCATTGACCAGCCCGCCCAGGAAGGCGGCGTCTTCGAGCATCTCCTCGGTGGCATAGAGGGCCGCCCCGATCTTGTGCAGCGAGAGCGTGGACTGGCCGATGGCCGGCTTGGAGGCCGTGATGGCCCCGGCCTCGGGCACCCAGTAGGTGGTGATACCGCCCCAGCGAGAGCCGTTGGCGCGGGAGGTCTCGTCCACATAGTTGACCTTGATACTGTTGCTGCTGCCGGAGAGCGGCAGGCGGCTGACCCGGCTCAGGATCGCGCCGGTCTCATAGGTGCGCCGGAGCAGGTCGTTGGCGAACGACGGCGCCACCAGGAAGCCGCCCTCGCTCGGCGCGGACACGTTCATGCCGGACGCCTTGGAGTCCAGCCGCGGGTCGAGCCGCGCGCCGGCGCCGCTGGAATGGCGCACGGCCTGAAGCTGCTCGCCCAGGTTCTTGAAACCAAACGTCTCGTCGATCTCCTTGGGCTGGCGCACGCGCGGCTGCTGGTCGCCCTCGGCGTAGGACTTGGTCAGATCCTCGAGCTCCTGCCGCTTGGCGATCTCGGCGTCCAGCGCGCGGGCCTCGCCCAGTTTGGCGTCGAACTCGGCCTTCTGCTCGGCGCTGATGTCGTCCAGCCCGGCGAGCTCGTTGCAGCGCGCCAGAAGCTGGCTGTTTTTGGTGATCATGTCTTGCAGATTCATGGCTATTCCTCCAGGTATTTGCGGGATAGGGTGTATAGTTCAAGCCGCTCCCTGGCGGTCAGCCTAACAGTGAGTGGAGTCGCCTCCTGCTCTGCTGTCGTGGTTACCACGTCCGGCGGCAGCTCTTCTGCCGGCACGCTTTGCTCTGGCTCGGTGCGTTCCTTGACCCCCAGGATTTGCGCCTGGTTGTTGGCCGCAATCGTCACCACGGAAATCTCGAAAAGCCACAGCTCTTTCAATCGCCGCACCTTGCGGCCATCCACTACGTCATGGGCGTCTTTCATCACGCGATAGCCGATGGACAACTCGCCCAACGCACCGGCCTTCATCAACGCGTAATCCTCGCGGGCCCGTTGCACATCCAGCACGAGCTGGCCCTTCACGAATAGGCCGTGCTCGTCCTCGCGGAGCTCGATGGGCTTCCCGATAACTTCCTTCCAGTCGTGCTGGTGGCAGAGTCGCGTGTTTGGGTACTCCTGTAGGCTCTTGCGAAAAGCCCCACGGTCCACGATCTCGTCATAGGAATCCACGTTCCCAAAGACCGAGGCATAGCCCCAGAAGACGCCAGTGTCGTCTAGCTCCTGTAGTTCAAATGGGAGCGTTTTGTACTCCATCTGCTGCATCTCGTTACCCTCCAGTCCATAGCCCCGCGCATTCCTCGCGGGTCAGTTTGCGGTCCAGCAGCGGCCTGCCGTGGTGAGGGCATCCCACGTGGGCCGGGAGCTCGCATCGCCGATACAATTCGTCCATGCTGCTGTAAGGATTCGCCGCCACGTACTCGGCGCAGACGGGGCAGACGGTCGGGTACGGCCACACCTCCGCCCGCGCCAAGATGGCGTTGTACTTGTGAAAAGCCTCTTTCGCCCGGTTCATCGCCCAGGCCGTCTCTGTCTTGTTGATCTGCGGCTCTTTGCGCTCTGCCCTGGCCTGTTCCCATTGCGAAAGCCGGTAATAGTACACGTTGCGGTTAGCCCTGGGGGCATCCCGGCCAACCTGCAAGATGGCCTGCGCCAGGTCATAGTTGTAGGTGTTGGCAATGCTAGATGCAGCCCATTTGGCGCGGTCCGAAAGCTCTTTCAGCTCCGTGCCCTCTTGCAGAATCACGCGACCAGGGTCCATGCAGCCCAGGCCCTTGACCTCCTCGCGGATGGCCGACTCATAATCTCGGCGCGACTGCGAGAAAAGGAGTTTTGCCCGGTCCTCCTCGTCATCAATCCCGTATCGAAGAGACAAATGCACCCACACTTGCACGTTGCTCATCTGGTCCACCAACGGGCGCCAGTTGCGACGTTCCTTGAGACCCTTCTCCGCGACGACCGTCCAGGCCGCCCCTAGTGGCTCGCTCATGCCCGCCCCTTTGGCTCCGCCCTGGCCAACGACTCGCCCCGCGAGACCGCTTCCCATTCCTCGTCCGAAATAGCGAGCAGGTTTCCACTCGCCGATTGCCAGCGCCCACGCGCCCAGTCGAGGGACTCCGCTGTGCGTCGCAACGCCGCCTCCTGCATCCACTCCGGGCACAGCGCCCACTCTGCCGCCTCGCTCACGTACTCGCTCGGCGTGTCGTCATCCAGCCCAAGCGCCTTGCTGGCATCCGGGTCCGGCTCGTCCTCTCGCGGCTCGTCCTCATCCGGCTCCGTCGCCTGCGGCTGGGAGAGCAGCTCGCCCCCGCCCGTGGGCAGCGGGTCCAGGCCCACGCGCTCGCGCCATTCGTCGAGGGTCATGGGCGCGCCGGCCTGGAGTGCCGACAGCCAGAACTTGCGCTCCTCTCGCGTCTCCAGTTGCAGCGCCCAGGAGCTCGACTGGTCCCACTCGACCAGGATGTTCGTGCCAAAGTCAGGGGCCAGCTCGCTCTGTATCTGGCCCTTCAATCGGCGCAGCACACTCATCACCTTGCCGTGCTGGAAATGGGAGAGGGACGACTCGAAATTGGAATAGGTGGAGCGTTCGAGCCCGGCCATCGCGCCCACGAGAATCGGCGGCACGCCAAACGCCATGCAGATGCGCGACTCGGAGAGCTGGCTCACCCCGCCCATGTCGAGGTCGGAGAGCTGCGCGCCCACCGGCTGGTACTTGGCGCCCTTGCCCAAAACAGCAATGCGCCCGCGGCGCTCCCCGCCGTGGCGTTTCTCCCACCGCTCGGCTTGCTCGTCGGCCTCGGTCTGCGAGATGTATTGCTCGGTGGTCAGCACGCCCAGGGGGACGGCGTTGTTCTGAAACAGCAGCTTGACGTAGGCTTGCAGGTCTAGGTCCACGTTCACCTGCCGGGCGGCCACCACCAGGGGCGACAGCGGCTCGAAGGGGCTGAGGGGATTGTGGAAGGCAAAGCGGAGTATGTCGGTCTCGGGCACCACAGCCTCTTCCACGCCCACGAGATAATGCGAGATGCCCTTGGCGCCGGGCACGACTTTCACCAGGTCGGGCCGAATGGGCCACAGCGCCACCACGTTGCCGCGCTCGGCCCGCTCCTTTTCCCAGTAGGCCACGCCGGCGATATGGAGCATGATGGTGCTCAGTTCCCAAAAGTCGGGTTCGTCGTACTTCAAGCCCCTGCACGGCTCCTCGATCAGCTTGCGCAGCGGGTGGGAGGGCTGCTCGTTGCCCTCGCCGTCCACCAAGCGCAACGTCGCCGCGGCCACCGCGTCGGCAATGAGGCCGATGCAGGCAAAGACCAGCTCGGATTTGCTGTAGCCCTCGGTGACCAGGGAGTCGAAATCGTGGGGAAACCAGAGCGGATTCCGCTCCCAGGGGGTCGTCATGGTGATGTAGGCGGAGGCCCGCTTGAATGCGGCCCGCAAAATCTCAGAGATAGATGCCACTACCGCCCTCCAGCATCAGCTCGGTCAATGCCCATACCAGCGCGTCCATGCGGTCGGGGCTGGGCTCGCCCGGTTGCCATTGACACATCTGGTCCTCCAGGCCGGGGAACGTGCCCACGTGGTGCACCCGGCCCTTCTCATACAGCGCCGCCACCGGCTCGGCCCTGGTCGCCTTGCCACGACTGGCCCGCACGGCCTGGTAGCCCACTGTTTCATCCACCACGCGGATGGTCAGCTCCACCATCTCGCCGCCGTTGTTGGTCTCGGCGATCAGCCGGTCGGCCCTGAATCGGTGATAGGCCGCCACGGCCTGGGAGGCCCACTCGCGCGGCGATCCGCGCAGCGATTCATCGGCCAGGATGTAGCCGTCGCCGTTGGCCCCCACCCCCGCCACCACGATGCCCGTCTCGTCACTCGTCGGGTCGCTCGTGGCCGCCGGGTCCACCGCCACCACCAGGCGCACGAGATCCGGCGCCTGCAATACCCGCGCCGCCTCGATCTGGGACCGTTTCCACAAGGCCCCCGGCGCGTCCTCGATGTCCTCGGCCATGATCTCCTGCTGATAGGCGAGCTGCGTCATGTCCCGCCCGATCTCGTCCAGCGCGTCGCGGCTGATGTGCGGATTGTCATGGCTCGTAAAGTGGAAAGCCGCCCACCGCCCCGTCGTGTCCGCCGCCGCCCGCTTGTACATCTTGGCGGCGTGGCGGGGATCACGCGCCTTGGTGACGCCCACCGTCCGCAGGCTGGGCGGGGTGTAGATGAACACGGCGTCGCCGTCGTTGTCCAGGAGCATCGGCGCGCCGACGGTCTCCCAGGCCTCCTCGTCCATCAGTTGCCACTCGTCCAGGATGAGGAGGTCGGCATAGTCGCCGCGCAGGGTGTTCGCGTTCCAGGCCGTCTTGGCCCGGATGCGCGTCTCGGTCCCGCGGAGCTCGATGACGTGCTCAGTCTCATTTTTGTAAAGAGCGCCCGACTGGATGGCCACACGAAAGGCCGTCACCACCTCGTGCCAGAAACGCCCTACCTGGTCCTGCGTCGGCGCGGCGTAGAGCACCCGCCGATGCTGCAAAAAGGCCATGCAAGCCAGGAGCGCCACGCCCGTGGTCTTGCCGCCTCGCCTGCCGGCCCGAATTACCTTCCGCTTGGCCGGCGACTCGATGAACTCGCGCTGGCGGTCATGGGGCTTTTTCAGATAGACCGGCAGCGGCATGGTTCCACACCACCTCAAAGGTGAGAGCGTCGCCGTTCGTGGTCAGGTCGGCGTTGACGTACTCGGACGGCTTGCCGATGAGGTACCACGAGAGCCACTCGCGGGCCTTGGCGTCGCCCTCCAGCGCCTGCTCGGCGGCCTTGTCCACGATCTGGGCAAACACCTCCGGCGTCACGCGCTGGGAGAGGATGCACAGGTACCGCTCCTCGACCGCCTTGCGCGGGCGCCCTGGGCTTTTCACGCTATGGCCGGGCAGGAATCGCCCGCTGGCATCGCGCCCGTTTCGCTCGGACATCTCGTCCTCTTTCAGCTCCGCACCCACCCACTGCGGGGCAACATTCGGCATTCCATGCCGCTGCTTCCACCCCCGCCGACGGGGCGCGGTCCCCATTCGGGAAATAAAAAACGGCGCCAGAGACATTTCTGTCTCTGGCGCCGTGTGTCGCGGCTATTCGCCGTTTCGGTCCTGTGCGCGTTGCCCGGCTATGGTGGGCCGGACCTACATCCTGCTATGTCCCGGAGCGGTGGCCGGGTTGGTGTCACCCGCTTCGACCTTGCCCACGTAAAGCACCGTCCAGTCGGGATGCTCCGCCACCGTGAGGGTGATCTGGTAGCGCCCCGCCGGGAGGTGCAGTATCCGCCGCGAGAGCCGGTGCAGCCACGTGGGCAGCTCCAGCGGCGAGCGAAGGGCAGTCTCCCGCGCTTCCATTATAGCACACCTTTAGGGGTGCTAAGCATCGAATCTAGCACGAGTTCGGGCGAAGCGTCCTCGGAGATAGCCCGCGCGTTGCGCAGTGCGTTCTCCGTGGCCTGTGCTTTCTCCCTGGGCGTCTTTTGATTCCACTCCGCCACCCACGCCTCGATGCGGCGGAGCGTCGCAGTTGTGACCGTGGGTTTGGTCATCGCCCACCCCCCACGAAGACGATGAAGCCCTGGCCCCTCCGCAGCGCCTTCCGGCACTGGCGCGCCATCATCTGCGCCCACATCCGGCGCTCGGTCTCGGCCCAGAAGCGGGCGACGAGCTCATTTGCCATCTTGCTTTTCCTCCTTCTCATTCACCAGGCCGTCATAGAGACGTGCCACCACCAGCCCAAAGCCAGCGGCCCCCAGCAGCAGCAGGCCGCCCAGATCCCAGCTCGCCGGATAGTCAGCCAACGCGGCGATGGCAAAGCCGGCCCAGAACCCCGCGCTGAACGCGGCAAACCACAGCGCCCGTAGGTCAGTCTTGCGCTTGCTCACCGCTTCGCCCCCTCTCTGGCCAGCAGCACCGCCCAGCAGCAGGCCAGCGCCGAAGGATGCCCACGCGAGAGCGCGAATGTCGGGGCGGCGCTCAGTCACACCCTACCTCCCGCAAATCTGGCGCAAGCTCGTCTGCAATCCGCAGCATATG